TGCTTCTCCTAATTCTGGACTTAATTCTTCAAGTTTATTTTTATATTGGTGCTGTAAATCTCTTAATAACGCAGAACCTTGTTTGGTATAGGTTGGGTTATCTGGATTAAAATCTAGTTTATCTTGTAAATCCTGTTTTATAACTTGTAAATTCATTGGCTTAATACCACCTAAATCTATAACTTTCCCATTGATTTCCTCTGGTTTCATATCAGGAAAAAATTGGGTAAATTCTTCAGACGTCATAGTCTGTCCGTTCGGTAGTTGTATGAGTTGGCTATTCCCTTCATCTAAATATTTTTGAATTTGTTTTAAGTCAGGTTTTACGGCGTCCGCGGTAGGATTTATTGTTGCTCCATTTGCGTATTTATCGATAGTATCTTGGGTTAAATTATTTATTTCGTCACGGTTAAGGTCGGGCATAGTTTTAAGTTTTTCTATTTCATTACCTACCATTTCACCAGTTTTTGCACTTTTTTTACCTAGGACACCATCTAATAAGGCTCTATTTACTGGCATATTAGATGTAGGATTTTTCATATTATCAAATAATGTAGTATAAGAATTTTTATTAATTCCAGCTATACTTCCAAGAGTAGGGGCTACTTTTTCAAATACTTGTCCTGCAACTGGTAAACCTCCACCGATAGCACTGCCGACTAGAGCGCCTTGCTTTATACCCTCAATAGGATTTTGACCGTTATTTTGTGCTCCTACTCCTCCTATTAAACCGCCTTGATATGCGCCAGTTAAACCCATATTTCCTATTTTAGAGGCGAGTCCTGCACCTTTAAACACATTCGCTTCTGGTAATGCTAAAGTCGGGGCTAAACCTCCTGCAAATTCGGCTACTTTACCTATACCAGTTTTAGCAGGTTGTCCAGCTATTAACGAATTATCATAAAGTTGTTGTAAGTCTTGGCTAGGTAAAGGTTTTTTACCTACTAACGGTCTTAATACTTGGTTTCCTACGAAGCCGCCTACTGCTCTTGGTATTTCTGATAATCCGTGCACAAAATTACTAGCAGGGTTATTTAATTTGTCCGCTAGTGGGCTTGCTTCTATTGTAGCCTCAATGGGTTTTCCTGCATTTATTGTGTTCATTTCTGAATCGGTAAATTGTGGTTGACTATCAATTTGAGAAAAAGCAGCATCAAAATCTTTTTCTGTTGGTGGAGCATCGCCCGTTAAAGTTACTGTTTTACCATTATAATTAGCTGTGTAATTCGGCATTTTTACTCCTTAATGTACTGTAACTGTATATTTACCAGATTTGAATGTTTTATTATTTTGTTGAGGTTGCGAACTTGGTATACTTTGTATAGCACCCATTTTTATACCGTATTTGTTTGTTATAAGTCTATTTAATTCCTTATAAGCTGCTTGTTTTTGGGCATATGTCATATCCAAAGATGGTAAAGCTTTATCAATTTGGTTCATTTCAACGTTTGTAACTCGTTTTCCTGCATCATCTAAAGCTGTAATAATTCTAAATTTCAAGTTGTTCCTTGAAGTTTCAAATGACTGTTCGTGAGGCGATAAAGACATTACATTTCGTCTTAATTTATTTTTTGCCACTTCTGCCTGATAACCCATACCAGCTTTGGCATTCGGAACTGTATCAAACATTGTTTGAAAATCTTGTAAATCTTGATTTAAGTTTTGTAAGTTTGCCAATTGTTCTTCTGTTTTTCCAGCATTAGGATTATTTTTTTTGTAGTCAAATTCTTGTTGTTGTAAATTTAAACGTCCACCGTTGATAGCTGAATTATTCTGTGCAACGCCTAAATTACCCATTGCTATTTGTGGAGCTAATTCGTAGGCACGTTTTTTAGCTGGGGCAAGATATTCATTAATTTTTGTGTTTTTAGTTTGATTACTTTCCTGCAAATCATTTACTGAAAGACCGTACATATTTGCTAAATTAACCGCTTGCGTTTCGTCAATCATATTACTTTTAAAAGCGTCCATAATAGACTTGGCTTTTGTTGTATTGTCTTGCATTGTTGCAAGCTTATCTCTTAGCTCAAGACTAGCGAATTTGTATCTTGAATCGTTAAGGTTTTTGTAATTATCCGTATAACTTTTTGCCATATCGTTATTCAAGTATCCGCGGATATTTTCTGTGTTAATTCCTTGCGACTGCAATAGATTTCTGTTCATTTTATCTTCTTGGACGTTCTGATAATTACCGACACCAGCTTGTAAACCGTATGTTATAGCTTGTGTAGGATTTCCACCAGTAGCCGCAACTAATAACCCAGTTCCGACTGCTCTACCAGCAGGTGAAGCCATAAACTTACCAGCTGTTCCTAAACCTTCACCTAAACGATAAGCAAGTCCTTTGTTTCGTCCATCTGACGTTTGGTTATTTTCAATGTTTGACATATCAAAAGGAGTTTGAGCGTTTTCTTTCGCTCCTCCTGCTATATCACTTAAAAGTCCGCCTATTCTTGGATTTTCTTTTACTCCTGTTGAAATCATCGGACTTTCAGGTAATAACCCTTGAGATTGTGCGTTATTATAATCGTTTTGCGTCATATCTACTCCAACTAATGGTTGTTGATAAGACACTGGTACTTCTTGCTGTGGTGATTTTGCACCAAAAATAGCATCCCTTGGATGGATTAAAAAGTTTTCAAGCCCACGAGTTAAAGAACCTGGTTGTTGAAGCTTTTCTGTTAATCCCTGTCTTTGTTGCTGCACTTGTTGATTTTGTGCAAATTGTTCAGGTGTTTGTAACGGGCTTAACTTTGGAGTTGAATTAGCCTTGTTATTTTCTTGGTTGATTAATAATTGTTCTAGAAAGTTCATTTATTATCCTTTCGCTTGAAAAGCATGCGGTAGTGTGGTTTTATAGGTTTGTTAATAATTGGAGTGTAAAAGATGATTAGAAAAGAAGTTGTTTCAAGTTTTATCAAATCAATAGGGCATAATGGGGATACTCTTGAAGTAGAGTTTAAAAGTGGGAAAGTTTACGAATATTTTCCTGTTATTTCTATGATTTATGATGATTTTATGAAAGCTGACTCAAAGAGCAAGTTTTTTAGAGCTCGCATTGTAGATAGTTATACTGAAAGAGAAGTTAGTCAACGTAAATTATAATCCCTGCTATTCCTGAATCTTTATATATTGTTTTCCATTTCTGGTCGATAACTTCTGGGGCATCTACGCACCATTTTTTGATGTATTTTTTATTGGGTCTGACCATTATTTTAAATTCGTCTCTTGGCTCGATAAACAATTCATCTATAAAACTCTCTCTGCTTTTAAGTTCGGCTACTAAATCGTATGTTGAAACTTTACTTAAGTTCATGAATTTCATCCTTACTCTTGAAAAATTCAAGAAATGTGTTATTCTTATAAGAAAATGAGGTATTTTATGAAAAAATTTATTTTAATATTACTAGTTATCAATTTAATTTTGCCAGTTTATGCCGATACTGTTATTTTTACTAACGGTCAAGTTAAACATAATTGTAATTTTGTTGATAACAATACTTTTGCGTATTGTCGTGAGGGCACTTGGGGTTATTATACTGATTGTTTGGATAATAAAAAAATGTGCATAAGTGAACTTAAACCAGATAGTTCTAAGGATTTAAAAATTGGTAAATTAGATAGATTTTTAAAAAGTTTTAACAATCCAAGTATTATTTCTCCAAATTCACAACAAGCATATAATAACAATTCCGGTCCAATGTTCCTATTCCCAAATTATGCGGGCGGTTACTACGGTATGCAAGGCTCTCACCAAGTTATGCTGAATCCTAACGGTGCTGGCGGTTTTTATGGTTATAGTTTTTAGAGTTTGATTCCACCCGACATAGCAGTTCCCATTGCTTGGTACATAGCAGCTTGTTTGGCTGCGTCTGCTGCAGTTTTTGCATTAAACATACTAGCTTGTGTTCCGTATTGAGTATTATTAAAGTTATTGCTAGCATTACTAGAATTCAACGCATTTTGTGATTGACCGTTAGCAAGGTTATAAAGATTACCCATACCGTTAAGTGCAGAATTTAAGTTGTTTTGGTTATAGCTTTGTTGGTTGTTCATATTGTTTTGATAATTAGCATCGTAATCATTTTGTAAAGCAGTTAATCCATCTGATGTAGCTTGTCCAAAACGTTTATTCATACTATCAAAAGTAGAGTTATCTAAACTACCAAATCTATGTGCTGCATCTGCCATATTAGTTCCAAAACTATCGTTCATTGTACGAGTAAATGACTTCAAACCATTTGCTTTTGTTGCGTCTGCTGCTGCTCTGGCTTGTGTGTCCGCCCCTTTTGTATCATAAAGTTTAGATTGTAAAGTAGGTATTGCACTTTGATATGCACTCATTTGAGATTGGTTAAATGCTGACGGTGTGAAACCGTCTTGAGTCGCACTATCACCATAACCATTGGTATAAGTTGATTTTACTTGTGCTTCTGCTGATGGTTCTGAATTGCTTCCGCCCATAATTAATTCCTTTCGTATAAAAATAAATCTGTTGCTATTTGTTTAAACCCTGCACGTAACAAACATAGCTTTGCGTGTGCGTGGGGTGTAGAAGATAATATGTATCTTTGTGTAATATTATTAATAAATTCGCTTATGGCTCTTATATTAGCCTTTGGTTGCTTTCTTTTACTAAAGCCTGATAAATAAACGCTATCGATACCAAAATTGTGTAAATAAAGGCAACCGATAAATTTTTTATTGTCCATAACTGCAAAAAATATGTTTAGGCTGATAAGTTCATCAATATATAAGTTGTTTCCTGAAATGTTATATTGTGAATATTCCTCGTAAAGTTCTTTGACAGCTTTATAGGGAAAATCATCATTATTCGTTGATATAAAATGCATAATTAAGCCAATTTTGGGTTTTGTAATTCAAAATTGAGAATTCCCAAATCCCCTGTACCTGAAAATCTAATTTTTAAAGTACTAAAACTTGAAGGTTTCCCACATTTTGATATTAATGGTGTAGTTCCTGCAAAATTATGACCCCAGAAGTATTTTAGGTCTGTTGCTTTATCATCTTTAGCCCAAATAAGGCAACCATTAGGAACTGCAACAATCTCTTTACTTATTATTGTTCTTTCATCATCATTTTTAATAAAAGAAAGAATAAAATTATTCTGTTTTTTTCCGTCAAGGGTATATCTGCACTGTTCATCAAATTCCTTTTTAACTAATGTATTAAAATCCATCGAGCAAGTATCTGCACTGAATGAAATTGTATTACCATCAAAAGTATTTCCACTGTCTTCTTTCAATACTTTACCGTCTGCTGTTCCGATATATATTTCTCCGTTAAACAACCAAGCCGATGTTATAGGTTGAGTTATTCTAGGAGGAAAGAAACATTTTGCGGTTAAATTATAAATAATCCAATAAGAATTATTTGGGTAATCTGTTCTTGGTATATGAATCCAGACTTCATTCTTTTTAGTGTTGGCTATTACATAAATTTCATCAAGTCTTGTATTGTCAATATTTGCAAATTCTTCGTGAATAAATGTGCTGATTTCACTTTCTGCTTTTATTGTTCCTAATTCGTTAGCTGATATGTAATAAACTCCAACACCGTTGATATGTTTTAAGAAATATATTTGATAATCATCTAAATTTGTAACTGAAAATGGACTAGATGTACCCACATTAGATATTACATCCATTTCATAACTTCCACTTGTTCCGTTTAAACGTACAGTGTCAGTAGTTCTATAAATCATCAAACTATTTTTGTAAGTTTCAATAGATTTTATACTTGATGATCTGTTCATAAAATTATCGATGTATCCGGCACGAGTTGTTTCAACATCTGAACTAGACCAATCAGTCGGATCACCAAGCCCACAAGAAAATAACTCGTGACCTGAGCCGATAAATATTCTATTATCAAATACTTTTATTGCCAATCCTCTGATTTGTACATCTGTATATGATACACAATCAATATTAATTATTGCAGGACTTGCACCGTATTCATAGAAAAATGGAGCGTCTATACCATTTGTAATAAATGCACCGTTATTGTAATTTACAGCATTAAAGAATCTAGCATCTTCGCTCATTCCGCCTTTTATTAAGGTCAAAGTCTCATTAAAGAATAAATATGCTTTGCTTTCAGTTCCACTATTAGTAAAAATTAACTCATAATGAGTGTCCCCTTTTTCATAATCAAAACCACCGATAATTTTCTCATTATTAGGTACTTGTTTAACAAGGGTGTTCCCATTACTTCTATAAATATTTCTACCGTAAGGAGTATTTAATAATTCTACATTATATCCAGCGCTTAAAGAATTAACCGTTATATTATTCGTTCTGTATCCGTCTGAAAAGTTTTTAAATTGCATTTTAAATCCTTACATTACAATAGTTGGGCTTGCTTCAAGCGTTCCCCTGTCATAAGTCATAAGTTCTGTTAGTCTATTTCTATAATTTGCTTTAGCATCTGTCTGATTTTTGGTTGATTTATCACGCATATAAAGCAATTCGGCATACATAACAATTATATTTTGATATTGTTCTGGGATTATTGATGTATCTGTTTCAAGTTCTAAATTTAATTTTTGAGTACCGTCTGCTGTAACAGCTTGATTATCGGTTTTATATTTAACAATAATCGGATAAACTGAATCAGGAGTTTTATCAAATCCAATCTTATTATCTTCTCTGTTTACATAATAACCTGATGGTTTTCCGCTACATTCCTGTAGTAATAGTTCGTCCTCAATAAACGCCAATTTAGAACCATTTAAGTAAACGCCCTGTATAGTGCCTAACGGTAAGTCATATTCCTTTTGACCTATAACAGTCGGCATAGATGGTTTTTTGTTTCTAAACTTCCAATCCGTATATTGGACAATATGGGCGTTTGCGTCCTTAATCATCTGCTTTTTTTTGTACGTTTCTTCATCAGATGCACTGAAAGCAGGTGGTTGCTCATCGACTGTATTAGTTCTGCAAAATTGTGTTAGTATTTCAAAATAATTCATTAATTAGCATCCTTTAGTTTTGCATTTTTTCTTCTTAGCCATTTTATTCTCCTTAATTAGTTTGCCAAAATTTAGCTTTGTCTTTAGCTTTTTCTTTTGGTATTGTATTTAAAATTGTTATTATTGGTTCTTCTTTACCAAGTAATTTATCCTCAAGCGAGATTTCTTTTACTTCTTCTTTTACCAATAGCTCTTTTTCTTCATCAGTCATAGAAATAACTTCAAAATCAGGGTCAGATACTAGCTTTTGGGCTAGTATCTTGTCTGATTTACAATTAAAATCTATCTCAACGTTTGTCTTGATATTTTTAATTATCATAGGTTTATAATCCTAGTGATGTTCTGAAAGCTACAGGTGCTGCGAATCCAGTCATACCAGTTTCAAATTCTGCAATTAGAGAGCCATCAGCCTGTGAGAATCTCGCAGGGTTTTCTACTCTTACTAATGACACTTTTGAAGCAGGACAAGAAACGTCTAAGTTTCCTTGTTTGCCTTGTGGGTATTCTGTTCCAGCTACTAGTGTAACTTTCTTTGCTGATACTGTTGTGTTGTTAATTACCAAGAAACCATAGTTATCACGAGCATTGAAAAAGTCAGCTATTGCCATACCGTTTCCTACGCCTGTGATTGCGTCTATTACTTGGTAATTCCCTGTTACGTCCAAACAATCAGCGGTGTTTATAAAATTGATTGTGTCTGCTGTTCTAGCCATTGTTATTTTCTCCTATTTAAAAGAGGGCTATAAAAGCCCCCTAAGTATTACTAAACTATTTGATGATTTTTGCAGTTCCTAATTTGTCACTTCTGTGGCAACCGAAACCATAGAGCATACGCATTTTCTTTGCTTGCTCGAAGTAGTCAGGTCTTGAAGCATCTTCGACCTTTGGTTTCTTTTGTGTAGCAAGTGCAAAAGATTCGCCATCGATACCAAACATTGGGTAGAAGTTTGTTCCATCGTTGTAAACAGAATTAGATTTATATACTTTAAATCCAGCATATTCGCCAGAAAAACCATTTTTTCTAAAATCTACGCCAGTTTCAGTGTATTGGTTAGCATCTGCTTTTGTAAGCATACCTACCATCCAAGGTGGAAGTGTAGCAAATCTGTTTTCTTCTGGTAAATCTGCTTCGTCAAATTTAACTTGCATATCTGCCAAGAAATCATTGATTGTTGATTTTGTGATTTGATATCCTGCGCCTGATAAAGAGTTGTAAGTAACCCCAGCTTTTGTGTAAAGAGTTGCCAAGTTGTCCTCAACGTGCTTTTTGAATTTGTAAGCTGCTCTTTTAACTTTGGAATCAAGAATAGTTTTTGCTTGGTCGCCTTCCATTTGGTCAGCTTCCATATCAGTAAGTCTGAATGTTACATACGGTTTTTGGTCGATTTTTATTTCATCAGATGAAACGTTTGTATCGCCGTAAGTTACTTGACCTGTTGTTGTCAAGTCTCCGAGTGTTACGTCTCCTTCATACAAAATTTTAACTGTGTCGCCACCAGAAATGATGTCTTTGTCAAATTTTGTACAAGCTAAGTTTCCGAATACCATAATTTTTTGCAATAATTTTTCAAGGTCTTTATCAAAAACCTTTTGAATTGCTATGTTTAATTTTGATGTCATTTTTTTTCTCCTATAAGTAATTAATAATGTCGTCTAACGTTTGTATTGTTTTTGGCTTTGTGCCAACTCCACCTTTTCCGACCGTGGTAGTCATTGCTGATTTATCAGCTTCTATGTCAGAACTGATTGCTTTTTTTGCAGTTTCACTTTTTAAATAACTTTGCAAATACGTTTCAGCTAATTCAAAGACCGTGTTTAAATCCTGTGGGTCGTATCCTTTAGCCTTGTACGCTTCATAAAGTGCTTTGTTTTCAGGCCTTGCAAGTTTATCAGCTTGGTTGATTTCAAACTCGTTAAACGAATTAGAAACACGTTGTTGTGATAACTCCGCTTCTTTTCCTTTTAACTGGCTTGATTCTTGCGAGTAGATTGCATCAATATTAGCTTTTGCACTCAAGAATTTTTCATTTTCTTGTGCTACATATTGTGCGTACTCTGCGCCGCTAATTTGACCGTTTTCAAGAGCATTTAAGGCTTGTTCTAAAACTTGGTTGCCTTGTGCTTGATAGTTGTCAATAGCTTGCTGATACTGATTGCTTAGGGTTTTCATCCCCTCTGACACTTGCTGCGTTTCCTGTGTGAACTTCTGCTCTGTTTGCGTTCTTTCTAATTCCTTGACCTTATTTAAGGCTTCGTGCATAGTCTTTTCGGCTTCGTTGTAAGCCTTTGCCTGTTCTTCAACGGTTTTGTATTTGTCCTTTTTAAACCATTCAGGCTGTTCCTCTGTTCCATCTTTTTCAGCTTTGGCGGTTTCTTCAACAGGCTCAACGACTTCCGAGGTTTCTACTTCCGTAGGCTCTGCCGTTGGGGTTTCTGTTTCAACTGCTTCTGGTGTTGATACTTGATTTTCTTCTGACATAATGTTTCCTTTATATTTGTGTATTACTAAAAAGCCCTCTCGAGAGAGGGGTATTTTTATTGCTTTACGGTTTATTTTTTAACTTGTTCTAAGTCTAATTTATCGGCGATTCGCTTTTGTTCTTCTAAATCGTCAACCGCTAATTTATCAGCTAACATTAAATGGCACAACCTGAAAGCCTTTTCAGGTGTATCAAAGTTGTTGATTGTTAATCTATCCCATACGCTTTTCATTTTCATATCTTTATAAGATTGAAAACAATCGGCATTATGAGGTGTAAACCATTCATTTACTAAACTTCTGATATTTTTAGCTAATTGGTGCATTATTTTTTCCTTGTAATTTTACTAAGTATTCTTGCGATGGTTGCAATTGAAGCATTTGTAACATTGCTTGTTTTACATCATCAGGGTATCTGTTATCGTCACATATAGTTTTTGCAGCAATATCTAACACAAATTGGTTAGCAGTTGGTTGCTGTGGTGCTTGTGGTTGATACTTCTGTGGGTTCTGCAATACTTCTGTCAAGAATTGTTTTGCTTGCTCTCTCTGCTCCTCTGGTACTTCGTTAATGGCTTTTTGTAATCCATCTTCGATAAAGAACTTTGATGTGTCTTTTACATCGCATATATTTTCAAGAGCAAACTTGCTTATCTCGTCCACATTGGCGTTTTTATTACCCTGTGCGATTTTTTCAAGAACATTTACGGTTATTTGTGCTTTTTGTTTATTTGCCGTTTGCTGTTTAGCATCTGCAACTTTAAATTCATAAGAGCCTTGAACTACATCGGGAGTGACTTCTTTAAACTCAACTTTACCGTTATTACGGATTTTAATTTGTTGCGGTTGGGAAATCATATTAGCGTTTAAATCTGCTATCTTTTGAATGGTTGGTTTTGTTAGTTTTCTGTTGATATTGTCAACGTCTTTTTGGATTCTAACTTCACCACCGCCCATTATTCCGCTTGCTTCTGTTGCAAAATCTACCTTAGCGCCGTCTACGTTGCCAGTTAAATATTTATTAATCCCTGTTGATTGCTCGATTTCAGCATCAAACATTGGCATAACTTCAAAGTTTACACTTAGACCTTTGCCGTCAATACTGTATATAATAGGGTTGTTAGGGTTTAAACCATCGTTTTTGGCTTCGATAATCTTGCCAGGTTCAGCTTTGTTCTCGCCCTCTAATCCCATTTTGCCGTTGGTAATGTGACAAGGATTATTAGCAAACGCCATCCCTTTTTCAATTGCTCTGAATACTTCTGATTTCTTTTCGTTGTTTACTACCGCAACCAATAAAGGTGATATTTCACGCCCTGTGTCGGGATGGTCCATAAAGCTACATCTTGTAAACGGATTAATCAAGAAAGGATTTTTGCAAAATCTTACGACTTCTAAACGTCCAACAACAACCGCAAGCCAGTTTTCTAAGAACGTACCATCAGGGAGTCTTAAATCTCCCCAGTATTCCAATACTTCTATCATATCGCCATTGGTTGCATCATCTGATAGCGTTGTATTTGAATTGCTTGTTATTGAGCCGTTGTTATTCTTTTTGCCTATTTCTTTTAATTTGTCTTGAGTTTCCTTGCTTATTTTATAATCTTTTCTTGCAAGGATTTCCTCTGGACTTAACCAAGTTTTATAAATCTTCGGGCATTTATCCCAATCTTTTACTTTGTTTTTATCGAATACTATCGAAAAAGGGTTAATACTTACAGACTTTGCACCATCGTAAACGGTTTCAATCTTTGTTATTCTGCCCTCTGTGATGTTTTCGGGTAATGTTTCATCTGTCGCTTCTTCGCCTGTTAAAATGTCGACTTTTGCAAGCCTTTTAACTTCACGAATATTCTTGACCCATTCAGTAAACGTATAGAACGCACCTTTTTGAACATAGTTTGGGATTCCTGTGTCGTATTCTGTTAAATACTCCATCTTTTCGAGTTTATCCTCGACAAAGGCTTTCATAGTATTAGAATTGTCTTGGTCTACTTGCGAATTACCCTCAATACCAAAAAGAGTTTCAACACTTCCAGCACATTTATTTTTCAATTGTGCTATATATGTTTCAGACTGTTCATAGATTTTAGTCATTAAGAATTTATCTTTATCTTTATTTCTCAAAATTCCATAAAGATGAAGCTTTAATTTTTCATAGTCTGAAATATGCGGTTGTAAATCCTCATAAAATGAATCATACATCTTGACAATACTTGATTTTAACTCTGTTGCTTTTGTATCATCCAACTTTATTTCTTTTTTTTCTTTAGTGTAGGTTAATGACATTTTATTCCTTTTCGGGTTGTTCAATCTTTATAGGCCAGTAAAAATCTACTAGATAACTAATCGCATCATAGATGTGCATCAAGAATTTTAACTCTTTTGACTGCTTTATTTGGTGATGTGATGGGGCATCTATTAGGCTTGTGCCGACTTTATACTTTAGATTCTCTAGGTTATATATAACCCATTTACATTTATGGTCTACGAAAACGCATCTGATACCCTTTAAATTTAGGACTTTTGAGTTAAACGCTGCAACCCTGCTTTTAATTCTAGGGTTAAAACCTTTTAATTTAAACTCAACATTATCTATGTATCCAAAGTCTTTAAGAGTGTTTTTTATAGTCGCATAATTAGTGAACTCACTTGCAGTTGAGCGATTATCACCAGAGGCATCACCATTTATTATTATTTTGCCAGTATGCTTTGGGTATCTTCTTAAAAATTCTTCACAAGTTTTTTCGGTAGTTGTATTTTCAATTACTATTTCGTCAAAGAAAAAGACCTTGTCCTCGGTTTTGTGAGCCAAAGCCCACGACATAGGGTCTACGTTGAAATCGCAAGTTATATGCAAATCCATATCGGGGAAATAGTTAACAGTTTTAACATTGCTTTTTGTACAATGCTTACACTCTATGCCCTCGCAACTTGTTTTATTACAATTACTAAACCCTTTAACAACTAATCCGCTTGAATAATCACCATCTTGACCTAATACGTTGATATTGTAATAATCTTCGTCATAAGCATCTTTGAGCGATTCAACAAAACTATCACTCAAAAAAGTGTTTTCAGTAGTTGAGGCTATTAATTTTCTGTAATTAACTTTTGAACTGTTGAAAACTTTATAAAGCCAGCCTTTGTCGGGTTCGGGGTTAGTGTGGCCAAATAATCTATATTGAAACCCCAACTCTTTCCATTCGGGTTTTATTGCTTGTCTTAAACGTCCAAGAAGCATTTTAAAGGTGCTTTCTTTTGTGTCAGACATTTCTTCAATCTCAACAAATCCTAAGTTTAATGATTTTATTTTCCCCGGTTCGTCTAAACTTCTAAAAAGTATTTCAGAACCATTTTTAAAAATAAGTTTGCTTTCAGATTTCTTAAAAAAATAATCTCTATTTTCTTTAAATCCTAGAGCCTCTAAATGCTCTAAATAAGTTACTAATGTTGTATCTCTCACAAGTGGGAATGTTTGAGCCCCCACAAGTCCCTTAATGCCTTTATATCTCAAGCATAATAGTATGCCGAGCAAAGAACCTGACCAAGTTTTGCCTGAACCATAACCACCTTGGTATAATGCTACATCTAATCCGCTTTTATGAGGAACTTCCAAAAACTCTTTTTGTGCTTTCAATAGTTTATATTTTGCCATTGTCTAAGCCCTCAATAAAATTGATTTCAGGCTCTACGTTATCGCCTTGGGTTTCTTTGTCTAATCCCTCTGCTGTCCTCTCAACCTTTTGCAGGTCAAGCAAGCTAGATGTAAGAGCTTTCAAGCTCGATGGATTAAAGTCGGGATTGCTTATACCTTTTAATAGTTCTTTTCTTATTAACTCTCGTACAGCGTCAGCCAGTTCAAGTTGTAATTGTGTTCTATTAACTTCCGCTTTTATGATTTTTTTTTCTACTTCTTTTTGTATTTTTCTGTTTAAGTCTGTTTTTTTCTGTACCCACTTATTATTTTTGGCTCTGTTCTCAAGTGTATTCTTGGAAATGCTATATTTATCGGCTAAATCTTGGTTTTTATATTCCCCTCTTATGTAATCCGCTTCGATTTCATTCCAAGGTACTGTTTTAGTAGTTTCTTTTTCCATAAAGTCATTTTTCTTTTAACCTATCATTATTCGGTTGTCCTTTAGCCCAATTATTAAAACTATGGGCTTGTAACCAATTCTATTTGTATATTCTTGGATGTCATTTAGTAATTTATTGTCAATATTGCTTGGCGTTGGGTAATCTTCATTGTGCGTGTGCCATTCTCCGACATAATTAATTAATCCGTCCGAGTGCTTCCACTTCTTAGCAATTATTTTATTGTATTCCTTGCAACTATTCCTTACAAATCCGTTTACTTCTGAAATATCATCCTTTAGCATTCCGACAAGTTCTGTAATTATAATTTTATCTTTATTGACAAGCCCAAAACAAATCCCACCCATTTCAAAAGGTTTAATGTTTTTGCGTATTACTTCAATTTGAACTTTCGCTCGCCCTGATATTTTTACGCTCATTCTTTACTCTCTCAATTCTTCTTTTGTTTTTTTTAAAATATATTCAAGCAACGGCTTCAATTCTAGTAATTTGTCTAGTGTTGGTTTTAATTTTTCAAAGAGTTGTTTCTCCATATTATTTACTCTCAATTCTTTATACTTTACCCCCTCCAACACGTGCCAAACTCAATTATAGATAGTGTCGGATTTTTAGGTGGTTTTGAAATTAGCCTTTTGTCCAGTAACTTTCCATAAAGTCATATGCGTTTTCTTCTATTCGTCCGCATTTTATGCACTCTCTATTTTTACAAAATGTTGAGTTATCAATTGTACTGCGATGCTCGTTATAGTAGTTCCAAGTATGAAAACCCAAAAGGCATAATATTTTTCTTAACATCTTCTCTCCTTAAACCCGAAAACGGCGGCACCAGATTTATGCTCTATGCACTGGCGCCTATAAGATTTACCGCTTTAAATTGTGAATAAAAGTCGCCTAGTTAAAGGCAACAGTATCGCTTTCTGCGTGTGGTAGATGCGCTAAACTATGGCGGTTAATAGTAGTATCTAGAATTAATCTACTAATGCTGTTTTAGCTGCTTTCGCTCGCTA